CGCGACGCCAGAATCCCGGTACGAGACGCACGACAGCACAGAGTCGTACGCGTTCGAACGCGCCACGTCCTCCATCCATGCCTGCAGCCCCGGCGTAAAGCGCGCCACGTAGTCAGAAAAGGTTGGCGCTGGCATCGGATCAGGAACATTTCCTGCGGCTAGCCACCTCTGAAACTCGTCAGAGACGTACGTACCATCCGTAGGGATCGTCGCCATGGCCTGGATGTCGAATACAAACTGTGGATCTTGCGTTTGTTGATATCTGGCCATGGCTAGATCGATGCATCCGCTGTCCAGTGTCCAATAACGGAATAGCTGGCGAGGACCTGGACACCTGATCCAAAGCTCAGCGTAGGCGTAAAGCCTTCCGAACTGCTAATTGCTGCGCCTACCGCGCCGTTGGAATACGTAGACCCATTGAACAAGGTCCACGATCCGGTAGCTTGCGATGGCGCCACAGCGCACGTGTAGAGCGTAATCGCTGGTGACGCGCGCATGGAGACCGGAAAGCGGATAGTGCTGCAACGAGCAGCTGCGGTCGTAACCCCCGTCGCCTGATAAAAGCACTGCCCTGTCGTGTCCTGGCTCAAGCCCGTGGCCGGCGCCGTGTCGATCAGGAAGCTCTTACAGTACTGCCGCTGACATGCTGCGATCTCGGCCGCAAACCCCGCGATTTCAAAATTCGAAGCGAATGATCCCATTTCGAACTGGATGCCGCCTTGCTTTGCGGACCCATCAAACGTAACCGCTGCGGCCGTGGTCAGCTGCATGTAAACGCTGCCGGTGAGGCTCGATGGAATGACGAGTGTCACCGATCGAAGTCCGGACCCGGACGTTATAGTGCCACTTACTCCGGCGGTGGTCGCATCCGGGCGCAGGTTCACGGTAATAGCGCCAGAAGGATTGCGAACGGAAACAGTCACCGTCGCGCCCGCAAGGTCGGGCGCCTCAATAATTTGACCGATCGTCCCGTTCAATGTGATGGTCGTTCGATCGGCTGACCGGGTGAACGACGATGCGGCGCCGAAGGTACGCCATAGGTCATAGCCATACGTGTTTGCGGCGAGAGCCCCACCGCCGAACACACGCTGGTTTATGCGCAGGGAGGCGTTGAAGAGAAGGTTGCGGCGCCCCCTATCGCCGAATCTCGGATCGATGCCAGACGCCACGGTCCCAGCCGTCGTACCCACACTCTTTGACGACGCGTCGCCCAGACCGTTTATGGCATCGGATACAACACCGATGTCCAGGTCCAGCTTCATAAATGCTTCGCTGGGATTGTCGCCGGTGACGGGGTCGAAGTTGAGACGCTGGATGCTCAGGGCCATGGATGCCTCAGTAGTAGGTGACGTCGACCACGAGGATCACGGCCAACGCTTCGTTGATGGTGGGGATGCCCTGTGGGCCGTCCACGATGATTCCCGTCGTGGTCACGGATCCGCCCGATACCTTGCTCGCAACGAGTTGCGTGTTTCCGGCCTGCGCCGAGATTCGAAAACCTACAATCATGTGGATACAGGCGTAGACGCGCGAAGGGTCATAGTTCCGTGTCGCCAACACGCTCGCGCTGACGGAGTAGAAGTCATTCACGCGCATGTATTTCTGCATGATGTCGAACGTCTTCTGACCAGCCGCATTGAAGACCTGCAGGCCGAAACCAGGATCGGAGTCGTAAGGGACGTCGAAAATGTAGAACGGCACCGACGTGCCTACCCCGCCGCCCGAGGTGATCATGAAGCCCCAGCGTGCATTCGCAGCGTCATACCAGACCTGGCCGGTGGCATAACCGGTACCGCCCACTGCGAGAAGCGGCATAGTCAAACCGGTGCGGTAGAACACGATGAACGATGTGCCGCCCGCAGCAGTCAGGTTTGTAGTCGTGGCCGATCCCTGCTCGCGAACGGACAAGTTTCGATATGTGTCATCCGCCTGCACCGTCGTGCCGTCGGCGAGAAGGACCTGAAATCCGATCGTCATCAGTAGAGGCCGTAGATCATGGTTGTATCGACTGGACCGCCAGGGAATCCGCCGCGAGGCACCCATGAAATGACGCCATTGTCCACGGAGATAACCGGGGTATATCGGTTGCCGTTCGTCGTATAGATGGCGTACCAGATGGCACCCTGCCCTGCGTTAGGCACCGCGATCGCTCCGCTGCTTCCAGCAGGGATGACCGTCGTTCCGATGACGCGTGATAGCCGAGTGGTGACGTCGATCTGCAGGTTTCCCGCGGCGTCGAACACCTGAATGCCGAGGACTTGAATGCCGATGCCCATTACCAAGCACCCCAGCGGAAACGGAGGACACCGTTGCCGTCGTACAGCCGGGCACCAGCGCCGTCGCGCTCCGTGCGCCAGCCCGAACCCGATCCGCGCATTACAAGGCCGGTCGTTTTGTTGAGCGACCACAGCGGCTGCCCCGTGCTGTCTACGGCCGTTGATTGAATCGCGTTGCCGATCATCGCGTTCGTGATCCAGCCGGTGCCGATGAAAGCTTGGTTGATGAACGTCTGTCCGCCCTGCGTCACGAACGGCGCTACCGCAGAGCCGCCGGCCGATGATGGGAGGATCGCAAACGTGTCTACGCTCACCAGGAACTGCGATTGCACCGTGCCGCCGCTGTTGTCCACACCAAGCGCGAATCCGGCTTGGTAGTACTTGCCATCCGACGTTACCCCCACCTTGCCGACGATGGCCGCCGAGACCCTTCCGTCGACGTTGGCGGCCGTCTGTAAAGCAAGTTGGGCGGACGCCTGGGCAACGCCCGCCGTGGCCTGCACCGTCGTCACCTGCGATGCGAGTGCTTGGTCACCATCGACGCGCGCCTGCGTCTCCGTGGTCACCGCCGCGCTTACAGCGGTGATAGTCGCCTGGACGGTCTCGATTCGCTTGCCGAGCGCTTGGTTGTCGCTGACTTGGGCGAGAGTCTGCGAAAAGAAACCCGCCGTCGGCGGAAGATCGTTCGTCCCGCCGATCGTGCCGCTTGTGTCCGCGCCGATCTTTGTGGGGTGTAGCTGCGCGTATACGGACTCCGTTTTCTCGGCTGTCGCCTGGACCTGTCCATCCAGCTCCTGGACCGAGAGGCTGACGTTCGACATCTGAAGGGCCAGCCCAGCAGCGGTTTGCGCCACCGCGCCCACGTCACGCCATACCTCCGAGTCTGTACCCGGCTCTGCGCCACCTGCCGCGACGGCTTCGAGCGCAAGCCAGAGCCGCCCGTTGTGTCTGACGAATGCGCCTGCCGAGTAGGCCACATCGGCAGCCCAAGGCGTAGGTGGCTCGATGAACGATTGCAGGTCGGCGACAGCGTCGATAGCCGCGGCCAACTCCTGTCCTAGCTGGCTCTTCGTGATTTGCCCGGTCAGGTATTCGAGGATGGGGCCGGCGTCGCTGCTGCTCTGGCCGTTGACCGCGCCGGCCTCTGGGTACCAAGGACCGATGTTGCCGGCCTTATCGACGATGCGACCCCAGAAGAACAGTGATGTGCCGGCCATCAGTCCGTGCAGCTCGGTGCTGTTGCCCGGATAGGCAAAGTCGCCAAGGTGATAGGCAAGAGTGTCGTCGGCATCCGGCCTGATGGCATTCGTGCTCGCCCAGATCTCGGTGCGCTGGGTGTCGCTCACGCCTTCGGGGAACGCCCAGTGGATGCCGATACCAAAGATCAGGCTATCGGTCGTCAGGGAAGCCAGCAGCGGCGGAGAGCCCGTCTTGCCGACGATGGCCGTTGGGTCGCTGAAGGCAGCGAGCGACGGCGTATTACCACTGTTGAAAGCCGTGACGCGAGCAATGTACGTCCCGGTGTAGATGCCCACGACATCGACGGATGTCGTCGACACGGTGCCAGCGGGGATCCACTGGCCGTCGTCTTTCTGCCACTCGACCTTGTAGTCGGCAGCACCCTCAGCCTTGTCCCACTCGATGGTCATCACGTTGTTAGCGACCCCCTGCTCCACCACCACATGGCCAAACAACCGGACGTTGGCTGGCAGAGGCTGGACGCCAGTGGGCAACTGGCTGATCGGCGGGATCTGGATCGCGGCGCCGTCGTCAATGTTGGCGAACTTCCCCGGCACGTGCTGGACAGCGCTGATGGTGTAGCGAATCTCGTCGTCCGATGAGTCCTCCGAAACGCTCAAGACGCGGAAGTGCTGCGTGGCGAGGGTGTCGCTCTCCACCGTCCACACCGATTCCGCCACTGGGGACGCGGTGAACGGAACGCCGACCGTGAGCGTGCGACTGGCGATGGCGGCAATCGAGCGGGATTCAGCGATGCCGGTGGGAAGGGTGACCGTCAGGGTGTGACCGACGGCCAACTGATCTGGAAGGCGATCCACCGTGACCGAGTTCACGGTGGCAGCAGAGATTCGACCGCCCTGTCGCGCGCCAGCACGAGCCGGATCGGCGACCTGGATAATCTGGCCCGGGGCCGCGATCATGCCGTCCATGCCGACGGCGAACGTCACCGAGTCCGTTTCGAGCTGGCTGGTCAGCAGCGCCCATCGGCCCGCGCGATGCGCCTGTCCCTGGCTCGTGCACCCGAAGGCGACGAACTCAGTCTGCTGGAGGCCGTACCGCGCCAGCCCAGGAAGATCCTCGACATACTCGACTTCCTGCCCATAGGCGTTCGCGGGGTCGTTCCACGTGACCAGCGCGGTCGTGAAACGCGTCTTCCGCGGCGACGACTGGTAGGTGAATTTGCCGTCGATGACATTGGCTGCGGTGTATGGGTACACCGGGTCCTGCGGCATGTCGGCCACGGCCGTGATCGTGCCGCCCATCCAATAGGACATGCCCCGGAAGACCGAGGTAAGGTCGCCCAGCAGCTTGAACGCGTCCGCGCGGTTCTGAAGGTAGGTGTTGCACGTGAAGCGCGGCTCCTGCCCGCCCTTGCCGTCGTCCACGAGCTGGTCGCAATACACAGCGATGCGGTAGAGCTCCCACTTGTCGACCATCGAGGCGTCGATGAGGTCGCCCAGGCCGAAGCGGTCCTGTGTGACGATGTCGTAGAAGATCCACGCCGGATTGTTCGTCCACTCGGTCTGGAATGAGCCGTCCCATACGCCGTTGTAGGCACGCGTCTGGGGGTTGTAATTGCTCGGGATCTTGACCTTCCGGCCGAAGATTTCGTAAGCCCTGGACGGGATGTTCGTGAACTGGGAAGCGTCGCCAGTGATGGCGACAAGGGCACTGTTCGGGCAGCGCAGCTTCGCGTCGATGATCTCTGTGATCGAGACGATGCGGGTCGTATCCGACGTGGTCGCGCTGTTCTGGTTGGGCGTCAGGCGCCGCACCCGGACGTTCCAGCCCGTCGTTGCCGGCGGTAGGTCGATGCGGTGGCTGCGCTGATACGGGCTCGTGCACTTGCCGCTGAAGGCGGTGTTCAGGACGGTCTGGTAGGCCGCTCCGTCGGTTGAGACGTCGATCGCGTACTGGACCGTGAAGCCGTTGATGTCGCCATTGCTGGTGTTGCTCTTCTGGAGCGCATCGACCTGCAGCGTGATGCGCACACCGGACAGGTCGGTATCCATCAGGGCATGGACCCACGGGGCGTTCGAACGCAGTTCGGTGGCCACGCTGGTATCGCTTTCGACACCACCGAAACCTTGGATGTAGTCCTGATCCTGCGTGCCGACGCGGGTTTGCACGGCAATGCCGGAGAAATTCAGCGTTCCATCAGCATTGGCGAGCGGCGTGCCATCGAGGAACACCGACTGCATGCCATTGACCAGCCCGGATATCTCTCCTTCCGAGACGAGGTCGAGAATGCGGAACGACGAAATCGACCGGAGGGTATTCGGCGCTTCGACAGGCGTATGCCCACCGCCGCCGCCCTTTGCGCCGTGGATTCGGTCGAGTCCCATAGTTTTCCCATGAAAAAGCCCGCGCGTGGCGGGCTTGAAAGGCGTCTTTCTGAGAGAGGTTGGCTACAGGTCGTCGAACGGGGTCGACTTCCAGTTTCCGCCGGAGGTGCCAAGGCCAATGTTGCTGGTCGCGCTGCTGTAGTCCTCGGCCACCATGCCGGCCGAAATAACGGCGGACCCGACGCGCACGCGACCATAGGCCAACGGGACGCAGCCACCCTGTGCAGTCGTGTTGATGGGGCCGTTGAAGATGTAGCTGGACTGGTTCGCCGCAGAATCGGCGGACTTATTCAGCTTTGGCACCGGCGTCAGCATCTGCACCACGCCACCGGCGACCATCGCGATACCTACCGATAGCGTGGATCCCCCCGTCCAGAAGCTGACCACGATCAGCACGATGCCGATGATGGTCTGAAGGACGCCAGCACGCTTCGACCCCACCACCACGGGGGCGATGCGGATCGTCGAGCCGGCCGGTTCATCCAATTGCTCGACGCCGATATTCTCAGCCTGCTTGCCGCGCCCTCGCCACACGGCGAACTCGATGCCGCGCGCCTTGGCCTTCAGCAGGTAGTCGCGGAAGCCCGGCAGCACCGCGGCCAACGCCCGGCATGCCTCTCGCGGGGACTTACCGTCCAGGTGCAGGTGGAACTCGCGACCAAAGCGCTTACGCATCGGGCCCGATAGCAGAACGGTAGTCGCGGTCATGGCTCACCACTCGCGTGCTTCGGGGCGGCGACGAGGCGCCAGACCGAACGGGTCATTTCATGCCAGTAGCCGCCATACACATCGTGGGAACTCAGGCGGCCATGCATGTGGTGGAGTATCAGCCCGTCGCCGAGGTACACGGCGGCATGGTTCGGCACTCGGTTCTTGGATCGGATTTGCATGAGGATGAGGTCGCCTGGAGCCAGTTCGTCCTGGCCGATCCGGCGAAATCCAGCTGAAGCGATGGCGGCATCGCCGTATAGGTCTGTGACGCCGTCATCCCACCAGCCATCGGCTCGAGGTGGATCTGGCAGATCGATGCCGCGCTCACGCGCGTACCAGTCCCGACAAAGCGCCCAGCAGTCTAGGGTGCCATGGGACCATGCACGGCCAATCAGCGGCGCCTCGTATCCCGTGGGCTCGATCACCATCGTTTCGGCGATGACGGGGCCAGGCATAACGCTCACGATGACCCAGGGAAGCTCCGAGCGTTCGCATCCGACGCGGTCGGCGTCGGAAGGTCGCGCGGGCACATCCGGGTGCGAGTGCACGATCGCTATGATCTCGCCAGCGTCTTCGGCTGCGGCGTAATCCTCGGGCGACAGGACGAAGTGCTCTCCCGGCGCTGACGACAGGTTGCGGCAGCGTACGTATCGCTCCTTGCCTTTTCGCACCACGATCAAGCCGCATGCCTCCTGCGGATAGTCCTCCACGGCATGCGCGTGGACTTCCTGCTGGGTCTTCGCCTTCATCGAATCAGCTTTGCGGCCGGGAAGCCGCCGTAAGGGAGCGGGTTGTAGCGCCCGAAGCGCAGATAGCACGACGACAGACGGCCGCCGCACACATCGAGGGACGGGTCGTCCGTAGGTGAATCGTCCTGCTTGGCAACCGGGGGGCCGTGGTAGCCGCAGTACGGACCGCG